ATCCATGGTTCCGTCAGGGAGAGTTTTGGGTTGCACAGCCATTAAAATAACACCGGTGTCAATGCTGGTGCCGTGTGTTTCATCGTGTGCGGCTGCATAGGCAGCAAGTTGCACAAAGTAATCCCCAATCCACTCGCGTTTTTTTACTTTGTTGCTTTGTTTAAAGTCCATGATGGCAGGCCGGCCTTTCCACAAGCCCAGGCAGTCTGTGGTGCCAGCATATAACCCACTGTAGTACACCGGAACTTCTGTGCCCCAGAATTCAGTAACATTGGGTTGCAGACCTTGCATGATGACTTCTGCTGCCATGAACCATGATGGGTGTGCAAATGGGTTGCCGGGCAAGGGTTTCATGTCTTCTTGAAGAATGTAGTGCTCAAGATAGGCATGCATGCGTGTGCCACGATTGGCAGCTTCTGTGGTAATTTCCTGTGCTCGTTGTTCGCCCACGGCTTTTTTCCAATTGGCCAGGGCTTCACGTGCTTCACGTGGTTTTGTTTTGTCTAGTATGGTAGTGACACTGGGAACCTTGGAGCCATCGGGCAAACAATAGTGGCGTTTGCCCTCAATTGTGGTTCTGGTAAGAGGGGTGTAATTATAGCGTTGAACAATCATTTTTGTAGTATAACACAAAAACCACCCAGTGTCAACTACAAAACCAATGTTAACCGAGACTGCGGTCTTTTTTCATGGCTGATTTGGCAGCTGTGGCCACAATGTCCTGTGCCTTGTTGACTGGCATGCCCGGCGCGGTTTCTTGACCTGGTGATTTGAATGTAATGGTGTTTGCGCCGGGTTCCATGGGATTCACCACCTGGCTCAAGGGAGGTTGCCCCACTAGATCGGCCACGTTGTCTTGGCTGACATCAATGTCTAAACTCTGTGCCAGTTGAATAAATGCAGCAACACTGATTTGTTTTTTGGCACCAGTGTCTTCAGCGCGGCCATCAAGAAACTGTACCAGCCCCAACAATTGTTCAGGATCAGGAGTGGCTCCTGGAAAGTCTGCAACTTCAAATATTTTCATCAGCGACGAGCGCGACCTAGGCCAGCGCCACCTGCGGGTTCTTCGGCATCTAGCTCGGCACCAGCATCGGCTGCCATGGCATCAAGATCGTCAACACCGGCTTCGGCACCGGCCATGGCACCTGCTTCTCCTGCGGCGGCCATGTCGCCTGCTGCGGCATCAATACCAGCATTGGCAGCTGCCATGTCGCCGGCCATGGCACCTGCGGGTGCTTGACCAGTTACCACGCCCAGCGCAGCGTCAAGTTGTTGTTTGGAACCTTGAATGTTTTGTAACAGTCCACTCAGCGCCGCTGAGGCATCAGCATTGAACTGTGTGGCCTGATCAATTCCCACTTGATTCTTGATGGAATCAACTAGTGCAGGTAGTTCTTTGAACTGTAGTTCACTGACATCTTCCAACATGCCTTGCATTTTGTCCACTAGATCCTGTGCAGCCAACACCACTTGGGCTTGTTGAACTTCTGATTCTTTCAGCATGCGGTATGCATTGCGCAAACGGCTTTCGGCTTTCATGAGAGCAGCACCGGCTACCATTTTTTGTTCATCGGGATTCAGTGTTTGACCAGCAGCTGACTTTTTAAGAGCAGCAGCCAATTTGGGGTCCTTGACCTTGGCCACGGCCTGTGCAGGATCTGTTTGCTGTGCTTGTTGGCCTGGTGGGACTGGCAAGTTTTCTGATAATCTGGTTATCAGTGCTTGTTCCATCATGACCAATTGCAAATATTGAGGATTTTGTTCGCTGGTGTGGCGAGCACTGCTCTTGCGAGCTTCGCCAAGAATACCACGTACCTTGGTCAACATGGCACGAGTTTGACCAGTGGTGAGACGGTCAAACTTGATGTTGTTACCAAAGTAACTTTCAAATACTTTAGCTATTTGCTTTGCTGGCTTGGGAGCCGAGAGTTCTTGCAGTTTCATTATTGAATCCTCTAATTTGCAGGTATTTAGCCTGATTTATACATTTTTCTAACTCAGTATTTATGTAACGCAGGTGTTCGACCTTGGGTTCTAGTTTGGTTGTAATCATTTCTTTGAACTCTGCATCACGACTGCGATCCCGTAGAGTTGTACGACAGTACAAATCATTAATCAACCCACGACGTCGTTGATCTAGTTGTTGTATTTCTCGTGCTAGATTGTATTTTTTAAACTTGTCAGCGGTACACCAGCTCAGTGCTGTGCGTCGATTGCTGAACTCACCATGCTCTTGATCTGGGGTTGACACTGTTACCAATTGACTTTGTTGGTGTATCACATACACACCAAATGCCACCACTGTGTCTGACCCATTGTCAACTAGAATGTGCTGTATGTTACGCCGCAGTTCTCGGTCGGCAAATCGTTCTAGTTTTTCGGTTGGTGTCATTTCAAAACATATTGTTGCAACAGCCAGGCCACAGTGGCTGCCAAGGCACCAATGATGGCCATGCCCCAGCCAATGATCTGATCATTGCGTTTGTTGGATATTGAGTCTATTTTTACCCCAATTCCGTCAAGATTTTCTTTGACTTCGTTGACTGACAATTCCACAACTTCCAGTTTGTGTTCTAGCATTTTATAACGCTCGGCGCACAACTCAACGTGAGCTTCTAAACTGTGTTTTTCAATTTCAGTAGTTTCAGACATGAGAATTCTCCAATGCCGTATTTACCAATTCAAACCAAATATTTTGTGCGTGACCTTGGGTGATCAAACAAGGGTCAATACCATATTCTTCATCTAGATTGATCATCATGGGCACGTTGTCACAATCATGCTTGAGTCCGGCCAAGGGATCAGGATCATTGGATAAACCGTAAACACCTTCGGACTCTGTGATAAAAGTGAATTCCCAGGTGCCTGCATCGCACACAGGATTAGACAGTTCAAACGGCTGTGTTCTCAATCCAATGATCTGTAACAGTGTTTCCCAGTTGCGTTGTTGGTTGCGACTCTTGTTCCAGTCATGCTGATTGCGCACCCATTGTCCAGCATGATCCTGAAAAGGCATGGCTGTGGCTTTGAAGTGCCCGGTAACGCCGGTGCGGCTGCAATCAAAAAGAGTACGACACAGTATTTTCATTCCACTGGTATTTAACGGTCAAAGAAAAGCCCTGGAATATTCCAGGGCCGTTCAATACCAGCGTGGATTAGACGTTAGTGAAAGTAGCTGAGCCAGCAACGTTGGCTGTTGGGATACCAATAGCAGCGTTGGCTGTTTGAGCAGCAGCAACTAGAGTGGCAGTGGTGTAAGCACCTGTTGGGTACAGGGCAATGTTCAACACAGTTGGAGCACTGGGAGTAACTTGATACATTGCAACGGTGGCAGTTTGTTGAACTGCTTGAATAACGTTGGAAATGTAACCATTAACACCACCTTGAGCAATCAGAGTAGCGTTGGCAGTCAAGCTGAAAAATTCCAGCTTGGGGCCAGCTGGTTGTACTGGGCCGTTGGCAGCAATGTTGCTGGTTGGGCTCAGTGGACCGTTCTGTACGTCCAATGCAAATACTGGTTGTGCATCACCATTAACACGAGTAAAATAAGCCATGATAGATTTTCCTTTAAGTTTGTGGGCGTCTTTGCCCTACACTTATTTAGTCATTTGGTAAAAATCACGCTGATTGAGGATTGTTTCGAGCACGATTTCTAGCAGTAAAGTCAAAACGATCCACAGCTTTGGCATAGCCCGACGGTGTGGCCATGACCCAGCCCTCGTTGCCCGGGCTCTGCCGGTCCAGCTGTTGCAGCACATCCATCTTGAGATCATGCAACAGCAAGAACAGGGTAAATGCCGCTGCCATGCCTTCAGTGTTGGAACTGGGACTTTTGAGGTATTCAATGATGTTGTTGAATTTTCTAGGGCTGACCTTGCTCTGCAACCATTTACCAAATTCGCCCAGGAGATTTTCAAAATGCCCTGTGCCGATTCTATAGTTGATGTAGTCCACACACAGCTTGGCTAGGTCTGTGATCTGTTGAGTGCGTAATTCTGCAGGATTAAACAAGGTGTCAATTGCAGTGCCCCGAGTGCTCAACAGTGTTTTGATTTCTTTGATCAATGGTTTGTTGGGGGTAATTTCGTTGCCGTATATTGGTTCAATCAACAACAGTCCCGGAACATCCACAAATTTCACACGACTCAGAGGCTGTCGAGACTCGCCCTGATCTGCATACATGCTGTGCATGGCAATGCCCACTGTGCTGGCACCAATGCGCTGACCCAAGGAACTTTGAGCTGGAATTCTGTACTCAACTGTGTTGGGCTGGAACACATAGTTTCCCGACACTTCGGGTGGGGTATCCATGTACAACAAGTCACCCTTGACATAGCCCCGGAAGTTGGCTGGCGTTGCTGCTTCCAGCATGGGCCACAGTGTGGCATACAACTGAATCAATTCGCGACGATCGCCTGATCGCATGTTCATGAACTGTGCCAGTTGATCAACACTGGTGGCAAGTCCATCGTAGCCCTTGGCTTCAAATCCCGAACCGTCTGTGAGTACAAATTCACCTGTGCTGGGTTTGCGCCCAAAAATTATGGCTGGTTTGCCATCCCATTTCACCGTGGTGGTGCCACCAGGATTGGCCGCGGCAGCATCAATAATGGCCAGTGCTTCACGCACACCCTGTGATCCTTTGCGGAACACCAGATCTTCCAGGTGTTCAATGCCCTTGGCTCTACCGCCAACTCCAGCGGCCTCGGCTTCATACAACTGATAGGGATTGGCAGACCCAGGGTTTTCCACTATGGCCTGCATGCCTTGATTCACAATGCGATCACGCAGGCGAGCCAGGAAGTTCACATCATTTTCTTTGACCACGCTGGGCTCGCTTGCGCCCTCACGCTGGAGATATTCACGGAAATCTGCCAGCTTGGCATCACGCTGAGGATCAGCTGACAAAGCATTGTAAATGGTTTCTACGTTTTTTAAACTTTTACGGTCATGTCCTGGGCCCAACAACACCGACGCCACATAGTCAGGATCCATGCCATGGTTGACCAGTTGATTGGTTGCACGGCTAAACATGCCGTTGGCACCGACCTTGAGTCCCAGTTGCTTGGCAATACTACTCATCAGTACATTGCGGTTCATGCCTTTATACGCAGAGTCTACCCCACCAGAGTAGAAGAATGTGCCCCAGTCCACATTGGGAAAAAACATAAAGTCTGTTTGCACAAAGCCTTGTGCAGGGTCACCGTTGATGGGAGTCTTGAAGTGTACTTCGCCGGCTTTTTTTACCCACTCACGTGGATCCTGCCCCTGACTGGTGACAAACTGAGTCAGCTTGGCGGCAACGGCTTCCTTGGAGGCTTGATTGGTGTCAATGGCAATGTCAAGATCACCTGACGATTCTTTTTTGCCGGTGCTGCCCAGCCAGCGGCTGGGGTATCCTGTGTCAGGATCGTCGTCACCGGACAGGTCCATGTCCAACACTGTTTCCAACCACTGTATGGTGCCGGGAATGTCGGCCTGATTGATACGCTGGGTCAGTGGTATGCCCATTTTATCTTTGAATACGTTGCCACCTTCAAATACATTCATAACAATTTTGCTGCTTTCAAAAGACTGTCCACAAGGGAAGAACCTGTAGATGTGATGTTTAGTTTTTGTCCTGATTGGCGCACTGCGGCATTGAGCTTCATGAGTCCAGCGGCATCAACCCCCATGGCCTGCATGGCAGCATTCAGTTGAGGACTTGCAGCAGGATTACTGGCAGTGGCTGCGGCTGGGTTTGATGCGCCGCGCTGAAATTGGCCCATGCTCATGGCGGTGTGGATTAATCCAGCCAGTTTTTGCCAAGATTTTTGATTTAGGTCTTTTAGTGTTTTGGGATTGTAGCTGGGATTTTTAGCTGTGTTGATCAACTCTGTAATTTCATTATCAATTCGTGTCACGATATCCCGGGCCATTTGCTGTCCCTTGCCGCCCATGCTGGCAGGATCAATATTGGCTGCTAGAGTTTTATAATCATTTCCCAGAGTTCTTAAATCATTGTTGACCATTTTTGTTGCAATGGTGGTTAAATTGTTACCATCCAGCTGACTCATGTAAGGAGTGTTTTCGTTTTTCATGGCCGCTGCCAAGGTCTGGTCCCACTGCTCAGACTTTTCTTGAGCTATTTTGTTGATCAAAGGTGCTGTTGCACCAGTGGCTGCCTGTTGCGCATAGCCCGGAGCAACTGTGGCCCCGGCTGTGGCACCACCAATATTGGTTCCCAAATTTTGGTTAATGCTCTGTGCCGCTCCAGATTTAATGGCTCTCATGGCATCCATGAATCCTTCATTGGTTTGGCGGCGGCGACTTAGTTCATGAATCTGCATGTGTTCTCCGTACTGATCTAGCAAACTTTCCGGTGTCTCGAGTGCGTATTGCATTCAACAATTTGCGAGTGAGGTTTTCTGCTTGCTCGGGTGTGTACTCTGCATCAATTTGTTCCAGCAAGCGAATAGCAGTCTCAATGAGGTTGCCAGCACGGTTTTCAATGATCAGTCTGCGATCACGTTCAACATACATGCTGTCAAGTTCTTCAAGAATGCTGCGGGTTCTTTTTTGCATTATATCAGCCTTTTGATTATTTAGCGTGTTGGGACTAACGATAAATATCTGCAACACAAGGATCTCAAATGACCAGCGCAATCAATCCCAACAACATCGACGGTGCCTACCCCATTGCCGGGCAACCCAACAACACTCAAGGCATGCGGGACAATTTCACCGCTACAAAAACCAATTTTCAGTATGCTGCCGATGAAATCACTGACTTGCAGAGCAAGGTTGTGGTTAAATCTGCCCTGACAGGTGGCACCCTGGACAACAACATGAATGACAACCTGATTTATGCTGTCAAACTCAATGACGTCAGTTACACTTATTTGCAAAACACAGCCACTGCTGGCACAGTCACCGTGGATTATTCTGCTGGACAGTTTCAGTACATCACAACCACAGGCAGTGTTTCCCTGAGTTTTGCCAACTGGCCCGTGGCCGGTGATGCCGGCAGCATTGACATTGCTGTGAACATTACCAACACTGCCTACACATTGACCTTGCCAGCGGCAGTTAGCTTGGGCACTACAGGAGTTCAAGGCTACAGCGCCAATGTGATCACATTTGCTGCCACAGGCACATATCAGTTCCGTTTCTTTACAGCCGACAGCGGAACCACCATTACCGTATTTGATTTGAATCGTCCTTTGTTGGGCAGCACAGCCTCGGCTATTGGTTACAGCACAGGAACTGGCGGCACAGTGACTCAAGGCACCGACAAGTCAACTGGGGTAACCCTCAACAAACGCTGCGGGCAAATTGTCATGAACGCTGCCAGTCTGGCTGCTGCTGCCGAAGTCAGTTTCACATTGACCAACAGCTTGATTGCTGCTACAGATGTTGTGGTAGCATCCATTGCATCAGCAGCCACTGCTGGTGCTTACAGTCTACAGGTAGATGCAGTGGCCACAGGATCATGCAGATTCAGTCTTGGCAATCGCAATGCGGGCAGTCTCAGCGAAGCTGTGGTCATCAACTTTGTTGTGATCAAATCAGTTATCAGTTAACAGTTATTGATACACGTATCGAGTAGCCAACTGCGTCTCTAGTTCGGCTTCGTGGAATCTAACAGCAGCCGTGCTGGACCAGAGGTCTTGATCGTAGAGAAAACTGTTGGTACTGCGCCACTGTACCAATGCATCACTGTGGCAATTGACCAAACTCATGAAACTGAGCTGTTGCTCCACAATCTCTGAAAACTCAATATTGATCACTTGTGGATGATACACTGGGTCAAATGCAGCCAAGTAATTCTTGGCAGTCTCGCGCTCTTTGTCTACTCGCAGTTGTTCATGCTGACTCAGCCAAGGCACACTGTGACTGTAGTACAAATGATAAGCACGGACCCAACGATACAACCGACTACGATGTGTTGCAGTGGTTATGTTGATGATTTGATCAAATTTGTCCAGCGGCAGCGGGCCTGGCCAGCAGTGAGTTCCTAGCCAGTCCTGAGTTTTTACAGTGGCCAACCTTTGCATGAGCTGGTCAACATCATAGTTGTAAAACACTGAATCAGAGTCACCAATCTTGGCAAGATTGTGTTGAGTATTATTGACTCCGCCGTTTTTGCCTGTTTTACTAATTTTTTGATTCAACAAATCGCACAGCAGGCCACCACAAGTGTAGTGAGGGAAACAAACCAGTTTCATGATGCTTTGATCTGTCCCAGCAGTTGCTTTAGCTTGGCACTTTGCACATCTGCTGTGATTTTTCCAGTGTCCTGTGGTGGTTTTTCCCAGGCAGGAGTTCCTGTGGGCCGTTCCCATGCAGTAGACGTGCTGCCTGACTCTTCTGAGGCACCAACAGGCTTGACCTGGCTTCGGGCCTTGATTGAATCCATGATTGAGCCTTGAGGTCGGTTGGCTTCTTCACCGCCTTCATCAGTAATGCGCATTGTTTTAACATTGTACTCCAGATCAATTTTTTGACCAACGCCGGTCGAGCTTCGAGATTTCATACACTGGATCTGATACTTGCCACGCTCTTTCATAGCACGGCTTGTAAAGATACCAAACACATTGTCAGCTGTGTTGATTTTACTGATACCACCTGAAATGTGTGAGTGATCAAATTCAATCTCTTCCACAGCTGATCTGTTCAACTGACTTGCAGTTACCATTAGAATGCCCAGCTCTTTGGCCAAGTTGCGCAGTTCTTCACTCACATACTTGTCTTTCACAAACAAGTCATTGGGCGAAACCTTGGCGCTGACTGGCATCAGCAGGTCCAAGTAGTCAATCATCATGAAGTCCACGCGATGCCCAGTTTTGATTTGGTATTCTTTCAAGAAACTGCGAATGTCGTTGATGTTGCTCTGTGCCGGCAATGCCTTGACTTGATAGCTGCCGGCCTTTTTGCCCACCAACTTGATCTTCAGTGCCGCTGTTTCTTTTTCCTTGCGAATGTCCTTGGTTGACATATTGGTCAACATGGCTGCTGTGCGCAGGCCTGTGAGTTCTTCACTAAGTTCCAGGGTGATGTACACACCATGCAAGCCCAGTTGCACCCAGTTCAATGCAATGTTCATCATCACAAGGCTCTTGCCCGAGCCTGAGCCGCCGGCAAAGATGTTGAGTTCACCACGACTGAATCCGCCATACAGCAGTTGATCCATTTGTGGCCAGCCTGTTGATACTTGGCCTCCGGCATCAAAGTACCGGGAGAACATGGCTTCGGGGTCAAGCCAAAAGTCTGTGCCTAGATCCTTGGTCAAACTGATCTGCACAGCATCCTTTATGAGCTTTTCCACTGGATCAAACTCGCCCTTTTCCAACAAGTCTGCGGCCTTGAGAATTGCACGTTCTAGTTCTTGGCGCTTGGTAAAGTTTTCAAACTCTTGCAAGAACCACTCGTAATGACCTTCGTTCAAGTCTGGTACAGCCTCAAGTTTGACACCAGTGGCAGCCGAGATCATTTCCACTGTGGGCAGGGTTTTGTGATTGGTGCTGTGCTGTTTGACGAATTCAGCAGCAGGCCTTAGGCTGCGATCAAAATTTTCAGGATTGTATATATTTGAAATTCTTGTGTACGATACTGCGTCCTGTAAGCACATCTCTAAAAACATTTTTTGTATTGCGATGCCGTATTCAGTTGCCATTCTTATTTCCTTTACATTTGTTGCCGTGAAATCTTGAAAAAATATTTACTGCTATTGTTTTTTTACAACAAGTACAACTCACACGAATTTGATTAAATCCAATGGATGGATGAGGTATATTTTTTTCTTTTAATTCTTGATAATGTTTTTTTAATGATAATTTTCGTTTTTTTGTAGTAGTTGCAGATGGCGATTTACCAAAGTTTGGATTATTGCTTCCAATTTTTGCAGAAGCAATACGCAATCGAGAAATTTCTGGCACCACTTTACCTTTGTTTCCATCTGAGATTTTTTGTTTAGTCTCTTCACTATGCGGATCCCGTAGTCTTCTTGCCTGTTTTAATTTTTCTTTATGTTTTTCAGATTTTTTAATACCTTTAAGATCAGATCGAAATCTTGATTTACCATAATGACAGGATTCATTCATTAACAACGGATTATCCCAGTTTTCATAAATTAGTTGTTGTTCAAAATCATAGGCATCAACACCGGTTTTAAATTCAGCAATAATAATCCAATTAAACTCTTTAAATTTTTTGTTGACTGCTTTTGATGATGTACGATACATCGGAAAATCCAAATCAGATGTAATATTCATCGATACATTTCTTTCTCTGTAGCCAATGTAGAATTTTCCTGTGTTTTTGTGAGTGCAGATATAAACATACGGTGCAACTTGTGTTGATGCATAAACAGACATAATGATCCTTTAGTTGTAAAGTTATTTATCATTTAATATTCTGCACACGCACATAGCTGCCGGCATCTTCCAGCATCATTTCTAGAAAAATTTTCTGAACATCAACCGAGTAGTCTTTTAACAAAGTCCATTCCTTTGCATAGTTGGTAGTAATGATTTTTCAAAAAAATATCGATTTCCTTCAGGACCATGGTGACCATTCCAACCGTACTGATCGAAATCCAGAGGCTTGTTTATGTTTAAATTGATTCCGTTATAAGTGTCTTTAAACAAAATACACCTGGGATGATTCAATGCATAAGGCAGCACAAAATCGCTAGGTCCCCATACATTGTTGCTGTCTAAATCTTTATTTAAATTAAGAATCATATAGTTGGCATTTTTTGAATCTAGCCAATGAGTCATGAGAAATACGTTTCTCAATGCTTGTGTTTCGATCCAACTACGATCGCTGTGAATAATTAAATTTTTATCAAAACCAAAGTTTTGTAAACAAACAAGTGCGTGATGATATACTATTCCGAAGTTTTTAACAGTCCAATCCGAAGTATCAAATTCGTAACCCTTATATGGTGTATCTTTAAAGTTGTCAAATACAGTAATGCGTTCTAAAGGAGGAATACCGATTAACAACAAGTCTCGATCCCAATCAAATTGTTCTTGCATGCTAACCGCCAGGTGAGTCACACTGTCAAAACTATTAACACTGCGCGAACAATTGACCACAGTAGATATGTTGCAGTTACTTGCAACTAACCCCCAGAAACTTTCTTTTGGAGTTACACATATATTAGGTGTAGTATAACTATCACCAAACACCCACAATTTATTGTATTCTTTTAACAAGTTGTTTCTTCCTTAACTCAATTTTGATACGGCTGGTTTCTCGAGCCTGCATGATAGTTAGCAATGTGGCCAGTTGGCCATATTTCTTCACAGCGTCATTGACGTCCTTGATGCCAACATCCCAGTCGGGTATGCTCACTGCCCAGCCCAGTTCCAGCGCACGATCAATCAGTGCAATGCCAGCAGAGTCTTGATCTGGTACCACTGTGACTGTGCGCCCCAGACTGCGAATCAGTCGTACTTGCTGATCTGAAATTTCATTGTGCATCAGGGCCAGGCCACGGATGCTGAGTGCATCAAATATACCTTCCATGACCAAGACATGTTGCCAGTGTTCTGGTTGTAGATCCATGCCAAACACATAGCCAGGTTGTTGTTCGCTGATAAACTTGGGTCTTTTACCGTCAAGAAATCTAGCGGTGTATCCCACAATCTTGTTGTCATGGGTAAATGGCACAATAACGCAGGGTCTAGTCCAGTGAACACCGTCGGTACGAATCGGCGTCATCATGGGAAAATCTTCGGGCACACATCTATCTCGACAGTAATCCCAGTACTTGGGATGCTCTTGGGTGATCAGTTCAGACGCCGGCGGCAAGTCTCGTTCTTCAAATTCAATGCCTTGCAATGTGTTGGACACCCGTTGACGATCTTCCAAGATGCCGTTGATGTTGCGATGTCGCATGCTTTCAAGATTGAGTATGTCAATTTCTCGATCTGGCACACCCATCCAGCTCAAGAGCCTGCGGGCCTTGAAGCTCACCAAGCGGCCAAGGATAAAGCTGGCAGTGTATCCACAATTGAAACAGTGATAACTCCAGTTCAGATCAGTTGGTTTGAGTCCGCCACGTTGGCGAGTGTCACGGGAATTACCATTGTGATCGCAACACACCGCATTGAAACTGATCCAGCCCGAAGGTGTAGACTTTCTTTGGGCAGGCAGGTATTCAATGATGTCTAACATCTAGTTATTGTAGCATCTCTGTGTTGCAGATGCAACGTTATCGGTATTGTGCGTTGAGAATTAGGCCGTTTGATATCACCACGGTGGCAGCGGTGCCACTATTGGCAAACTGCAAGGGCAGATATCCTGATCCACCATTGGTCACTGTGATCCCACTCACTGTGCCACCGTCATTGATGGTGGCCACGGCCTTGGCGCCCACACCATTGCCCAGAATCTGCACATAGGGTGGAGCCACATAGTAGTTGCCCAGATTGTTGAGAGAGATACCAGTGACCACACCATCACTCACCGTGGCACTGGCTGTGGCACCATAGCCAATGGAGTTGTTGAGAGCCAGTCTCAACAGTGGATAGTAGCCTGTGATGTTGATATAGTCACTTTGCGAAGCATCAAGATACTCTTTGAGTTCGCTGACATCTGTCCAAACTGCTTCGTAATTTTCAGCACCTTGCACCTTGACTGTGCCGGTGTAGTGAACTAGATCATACTTGACCGTGGTAAAACTGGATTCATTGCTTTCCATGAAGCTGGAATAAAACTCAGTCATTTGAATTGAGTTAATGGGCTGTGGGTTCAAGGCCCAGTCAGGCCAACCCGTGGGGGCTGTGCCCACATATTGATTTTTACCATACAGGTCTGGAATGGTAACTACTTGGCTGGGAACAAACTCAGGCATGATGGAATCAACAATGTTGACATCGGCCCGAGCTCCTGAATTGGCGTCTACATAGGCAGCTTGAACATAGTTGCCGGCGGTGCGCTCAATGCTGTAACTGGCAGGTTGCGCAGTGATATTGATGGTGTCAGAGGTGTTCAAAACTACCTTGACTCGACCAAGACTGGCGCTAAGTATGCCCATGGGCTTGGACACAAGAACTTTGTCCCCGGCTTGACTGATCACACGGAACACAAATGTGCTGCCGGTGATGTTGACAGGTTTTTGATCTTGATTGATAAATTCAAACAACAATACGTTGTCCACGCCTTTGTTGATGGTGAGTGTTTTTGCGTACACAGGGTCATACCTCGCAGTGAAATAGCCACCACTGGTGTCAATCAATAAAATTTGGGCAATTTGCTGATATAAGTATGCAGTGGTAGAATACATGGGATCCTCGATAACAACTATTTATGGGCAGTAGCATCTTTGAAACACTGACGGAAAAGTATCCGTTTATAACTCTGTGCGTGTACGCCAGCGTGGAATACGTGGGAATCGTACAAAACAGAGACGATGCTGTGACCACCATCTATGACTTTGGTGCTGTGCTCGATCCCACTGAAAAACTGCAATTCTTAGAATTGGCTGCTGTTTGGTGGTGGGAAAGCAATCGCAGCATTCCCATCAATATATTCTTGCGTCAGGACTGGGAGCCGTTTCGTTACACTTTGCGCACGTTTGTCAACAAAGATCTTGACATACTGCATGGTCCCATTTGCAGTCTAAGCGACATTGTGCGCAAGAAAAGCAAACGCAAGTCAATCACCCTGGTGCGCAAGCTCTAACTCAGTAGATTCATGTGCAGGACCACCAAGGCAGCATAGCTCACTGCATGTGATTTTTTAAACACAAACCCTCGACTGGCGTCACCGTCCCACACTGAATCAAACACCTGATCCCAGGGCCGTCCCTGCAGGTGTGCCTTGCCCGGGCGTATGATTGATATAAACGCAGCCATTCTGGGCACGGAATCTGGTTGCATTTGCTTCAACAAATCTGTGTAGTTGCCCACATGCACCAGTTGCTGTGCCCAGGCTGTGTCAGAGCACAATCTCTGCCAATTTGGGGGTTGCGTCAACAGTTGTTCATAGTGTTCAACATCACGTATCTGCTGATACACACTCATATTCAATACGTCAATCTTGAAATATCCGCGCTGGTCAGCAGTTGCATAATCCAGGGCCGCACAGTGATTCACAGGATCCCAGGGTATGTCAGTGACGTAGATGCCTGAATTGTGTCGACGCACCACACCTTGGGATTCCTGACTGGCCGCGGTATGGCAAATCAGTGCCAACACACGACTTCGATCAGGAACGTCAATGTCAATGTCGGCGCTCATGCTACATCACACAATGCCACAGCAATACGCACAGCATCTTCTGCGCGATCTCTAGCCAGCAGGGCATCTGCCACAGTGGGATGTTTTTTTGCCAATTCGTTCATCTTTTTTTCTTTTTCCATTTTCCTTCGCACCCATTGAATGGCTTTTTGCGTTACGCCGTCTAGTTCAATCTGTGGTATACTTGAGCTCAACATCAACCATGAGCTGCCGTCATACACTTCCATGCTCGAGCCATTGGATCGAACCAGGCCTTGTGTGATGTTGTTGATCATGTTACCATCCTGCTTTTTCTAATAAATCCTTGACCCATTCCTGATCGGCCATGTAATTGTGAAACTTGCTTTGCCAACGGTCAGAATCAATATAAGACCAGACCATGGCAATCTGCTCAGTGCTCAACTCACTCAAGAACTTTTGCCCTGACTCACTATTGTAAATTACCCAGGCACTGAGTCTGCCAGCTACTATGTCATGACACAGGGCATTGTGATTGCCATAGCGCAACATGTCATGGCTGGGGTGCGTGGTTCGCTCTTGCCAGTCCAAGCTGAGTCTCAAGGCACGTTCCAATGCATCTTGTGGTGCTTCCAGCAACAGATAATCCAACAAGTATTCAGTATACAACTTGTCACTACACCAGTTGTCAATTTTTTTCTGTGCTCGCAACAGCCATGTCAAAAACTGTGGGGGATTGATCACTCGAGTGTTCACACAGTATCTTCCCCATTTCACAAAGGCTCGATAATACGGCGAGTCTGCAAAGTCTTCAAACGTTTTGTTGCGAGCTGATCCTTGCATGGTTTCGTAAAACTTTACATAGGCTTGAAATCCCAGGCGAACACCTGCTTCGTGCTGTTCCAGTCGTCGGCGCTTGGGCTCACACATGTGAACAGCCACAGAACTCTCTTTAAAGAAATCTTTTTTGCAAAACTCACAACTAAAACTCATACTAGTATTGTATTGTTTTTGATGTAGTCTGTCAAGAACTCATTGAGCTTGTGATGATGTTCGGGCCTGCGATGTCTAAACTCCGGAGGTGGTGGTGGGTCATTGCGTATGGCCGATTGTGGCACTCCTTGTTGATGTTGCCAG